GCGAAGGGCGCTGCGGCGCAGGACCAGTTGGACATCCTGTACTTCCAGAACGAACTCGATTTTGGAACTCTGGAGCGCGACTTCGTGGCCGAGTTCTACCAGTACGAGGACTTCCAGCACTTCCTCGGCCCTCGCGGGGATAATCGGGCGCTCCTGAAGCCCGGTATCAGTCTTCCGCGGATTGCTATTCTGAACGACTTCAACAAGGCGCGGTACGAGAAGGCCCGCCGCGAGGGCACGCTCGACCAGTTCATTGCCGATGAACAGTATGGCAAGGACATGAAGGCTGCCATCTTGTTCGCCAAGGGTGACGAGAAGTTCGGCGAGTTCGACGGTGCGAAGTTCTTCAAGTACATGCAGTCGCATCCCGACTTGATGAAGAAGTACTTTGACAATAATCCCGGCAAGCGCGACGAGTGGATGAAGTCAACGGCTTACTTCAACGGGATGCAGGCCGCTGCCCGCGCCGCGCGGGCCGGTGGTGGTGGCTGGGACGGCTCGGCGTGGTTCAAGTACATGAAGGACCACCCCAAGCTCCTGCGCCAGTACTTCGACCGGCACCGCGGCAAGGAGGCCGAGTGGGCGCGAAACACGGCGTATATCAAGTACATCGGACGGTGGGGCGCGCTTGTGGGGGCCGGGAAGTGGGACGCCGCGAATGACGTGTGGGGCACGCTGCCCCAGTGGGTGAAGGATAAGTACTACGCGAAGTATCCTGAGCGTCGCCAGAAGGCCGCGCAGACCGCCCAGTACCTCGGGATGATGAAGAAGTGGGTCGGTCTGTTCGACACGGGCGAGAAGGGCGAGGCGATGGAGTACTTCAACTCGCTTCCGAAGTGGGCCAAGGAGCGGTATTACGCCAAGCATCCGGAGAAGCGGACCGAATACGAGACGAATGCCGTGATGTGGGCTAAGTTGGCGAAGTACTTTACTGCCGATGACGCGAACAAGACCGAGTACCTGAAGGCCAACCCGGACCTCCAGCGGTTCCTCGCCAAGAACGCGACGAGCCAGAGCAGGCAGCTTGCGCTCGTGATGCAGGCATATCGGGCTATCCCGAAGGAAGAGGCGTGGTTGCGCCGCGTGTTCCGTGAGCAGCACCCCGAGGTCTTTAGCCAAGCGGAAATCAGCAAGCGGAAGCTGGAGTCGGTCTACGGCCAGTTGGTTCGTCATCCCGAGATGGGTGACGGCTTCGACAAGTGGCTGGCGGTCATCCAGAAGAGTTATATCGACATGCTCCAGCACCAGCCCCGTCCTAAGTCGAGTTACATCACGACGGACCGTCGTGTTCCCGCTCGGCACTTCGCGAAGTCGTACAGCGCAGAGGAAGCGTCGCGCTGAGTTTATGGCTTGCGTCGTCGCGAGTGAGGGTTGATACTTACTGCGACAACTAGGTTACCGTTGAACGGGTCCTGTCGTCCTTCGGGATGGCAGGACCTTTTTGTCGGTGGCTCTGATGGGTTAGAGACTAGCCAGACCGACACCGGGTCCTCGCAAGAGCCTCGCGCGTCTGGATGTGCTGACCCTCTCTACGCTGAGGAGTCCGTCTCGGACGAGCCGTGGGACTCCCAAAAGGAGCGACATGCCCGGTCCGAACGACCAAGATTACGAGGAACTCGAAGGCGACGAGGAGACCGAAGAGACCGAGGAGACTGAAGAGTCGACCGAGGAAACAGAGGAAACCGAAGCCCCCAAGGGTGACTCGAAGCGCATCGCCGACCTGACGTCGGCTCGGGACAAAGAAACGGCCCGTGCCAATCAGGCAGAGAAGGCTCTGAAGGCGCTGCGGGGTGAGGGACAAGCTGCTGGGAGTAACGACCCTTCAGCGAAGATGTGGATGGCAGAACTCCGCGAGGCGAGCCTCGACGCAGTCTACGGGGAATACCCCGAACTTCGGGAGTTTGCAATCGACAGGTCGCTCATCGAAGGAAGTACTCGCGCGGAGATTCGCGAGGCCGCTTCCGCTTTGGTTGGGCTTGTCAAGAACGTAAGCACGAAGGCGCGCAATAAGACTCTCGCTGAGCACGGCATGAAGGCCGAGTCCAGCGGTCAGTCGAGAAAGCCACCGGTCGACTACGGCTCGATGAGCGATGAAGACTTCTTGAAGGTGCTCGACTCGTAACCGAGCGGGGCGCCAGCAAGCTAGGGAGATAAAGAATGGCGCTCCAGACCACAGTCTCTGCGGGTCTGTCCGCAGAGATGAAGACCTTCTATGACCGGCAGCTTCTGACGCGGACGGTTCCGTATCTGATTCACGCCAAGTTCGGTCAGAAGAAGACCATCCCGGCCCATGGTGGCCGCATCATCGAGTTCCGGAAGTTCTCCGGCCTCGCCGTGGCGACGACCCCTCTTACTGAGGGTGCTCTGTACACGAACCTGAAAGACCTGACGGTCACCGCGACCACGGCCACCGTGGCGCAGTATGGTGACGCGTTCGGCTTCTCGGACCTCGTGTCGACCACGACCATCGACAACATCCTGAAGGAAGCGACCGACATCCTCGCCGAGCAGGCGGGGGAGACGATTGATGAACTCGTGCGCGACACCGTCGCCGCGGGGACGGCTGTCTTCTACAACACGGTCTCGGTCAACGCCTCGCGGTCGGACCTTGCCGCCACCGACATCATCAGTGTCGCCGATGTGCAGAACATCGCGATGCAGATGAAGCTGAACCGCGCACGGAAGCTCAACGGTGCGTGGCAGGCGGTCACCCATCCCCGCGTCATCTTCGACCTCCAGCGCACGCAGGAGTGGCGCGACGCGCAGAACTACCATCAGACCGGTCGCCAGTTCGACGGGTCCGTTGGTGAACTGTTCGGCGTCCGCTTCTGGGAAACCGACAAGGCCAAGGTCTTCGTGAATGAAGGCGCTAGCAGCACGGTTGACGTCTACACCATCCTCGTGTTTGGTGCAGAGGCGTTCGGCATCGTGGACCTCGCGGGCCACAACCTGAAGACGGTCTTCAAGCCCCTCGGCTCTGCCGGGACGGCGGACCCCATGAACCAGCAGTCCAGCATGTCTTGGGTTGTGACGTTCGGGGTGAAGCGTCTGCAGGAGGCGTTCATGCTCCGCTACGAGTGCGCCACCAGCACGGGTGCGAATACCTGAGCCGGGTAGCGGGGGGAGCTTCGGCTCCCTCCGCTCCGGTGCGGTATAGCACTTAGAAAGGAAAGAAATGGCTGCTGTCAACAACTCTGTGCTGGCTGAGTCGCTTTACTTCGTCGAAAACGGAGCGGGCACTTACACCGGCACGGTCGTCATCCCCGCGGGTGCGACTCTCATCGACGTCATTGTCCATGCTGATGCTCTTTGGACGGCTAGTTCGTCTGCTGCGCTCATCGTGGGCGACACCGTGGACGACGATGGCATCTACGCCGCCGTCGACCTGAAGTCCACTGACCTTCTGGCCGAGGAGGGCCTGTCCTTCGCCTATCCGGCAGGGCAGTTTGGCGCCGATGTTGTGATGGACTACGCGTCCGTCGCGACCATCGGTGCTTCGTACATCAAGCGTCGCCAGCTTTCGACGGGGCGGACGATGCAGGCGAAGGTCACCTCGGTCGGTGCCGGTACGGGTGGGCGCACGCGCGTCACGTTCGTCTACGCGCCGCTGAACCAGACCATCATCACCCAGTAAGTCGGGTCCCCGGTGGGGGAACGTCCCCCACCGGGACTCGCATCTGAAAGGACTCTAATGTCTCGCACTGCTGCACCCGCCGATACCGGTGAGGTCGTTGTTACCCCCGAAGTTCTGACCGCTCCCGAGGTTCGTCACGCCTCGCTCATCGACATGATGCGCGACAAGCTTGCTGCCGAGCCGAAGGTCGACGTCAAAATCCTGAATGCCGACTCGGACGTCTTCGTCCAGATTAACGGGTATTCCTTCCTCATTCAGCCCAAGGTCAAGGTTCGTGTGCCGAAGTCGGTCGCGCTCCTCCTTGAACAGGGCGGATACATCTAAATGCCATGACGGCAGGGGAGATGGCGCGGTTGTCCGTACTTGAATCTAAGGTCGACCGCATCGAGCGTGACGTAAGTGAGATTAAGACTGGAATCCAGTCCTTGATTAGCACTCAGGGTTCGGTCGCTATTGCCCTTGCCGCCAGAGAGGCTCGTGAAGAGGCTGCCGAGAAGCACAGGGCCTCGACCGCTGCGTGGGTTCGCTTCATCTCGGAGCGTTACATGGCCCTCATCGCCGCCATCGTCGCCCTCGCCGCACTGGTGACTAACTGGTTCTACCATTAAAGGGAGTCTCGCGTGTTCGTCAGTGAAATGTTCGACCAACTGCGTGACCTCCTGAACGATGGCGCAGACACTCAGGTTACCTACCTGTCGAAGAAGCTGTACATCAATCGTGGTGTTTCCCGCCTGTGGCCGTCTGCCTACAAGTTGGTTTCGACGACCATCGCCTTGACCTACGATACCTTCGAGTACGCTCTGGCGGCGGCGGTGATGAGCGGGCACATCGTATCGGTGGAAATCAACTCGGCCAGCTACCCGACCCAGTTCAGCCGGTTCGACTACTACGACATCATCCCCGGCGACGAGGACCTCGCGGGGGCTATCGTCCTGAACGTGAACCCGGAGACCGGGTCCTCGCTGCGTATCCGGTACGCCGCGCCCATCCCCCTCGTGGCGGCTACTACGTATGCCGCCGCGCAGTCCGAGACGTGGGGAGGCCCCGACCGGTATATCCATCTCCCGGTCCTGTACGCGATGGGTATGATTGCCGCCCGGAAGCTCGACGACCGGGAGGACCATACGCGGATGAGTACCGTCCAGAATGAGAATGGCACAGACGAGGCCGATATCGTCAGAACGAGCCAGTTGTGGTTCGGCCAGTACGAACTCGAACTGTCTGACATGGCCCGTCCGCTGCCCGTGGCCCACGACTGATGCCCGGAGTCGGAACCACCCACCACGTCGAAATCGGTGGGCACTACTACATGGTGCGTCCCGGTAGCTACTCCAAGCGAGTAGCCCCGCAGTTCGGCGCGCGGATGACGACTGGCGACCCGGACTACAACAACCTGTCGATGTGGCAGCACTGGGCGCAGAAGTGCTTCATCGGTGGTGCCGGTCAGGACGAGTTCGCTGATGATGCGATGTTCGATGAGGCTATCGGTGTCGATACGACCTCGCACGAGAAGTTCACCCTGTCGCGCGACCTCGAACGCGAGGGTGGGAGTAACTGGGGGTTCAACGCCGGG